GGGAGGACGTGACTTACTTTGGCGAGGCTATACTCGATCCAACTGGTAGCGTTAGAAAGCCGCAGTGGGTCTACGTACTGGTCAATAAGAGTTTACCTGGCGTTTGTAAAATCGGCATGACCACGAAGCCCGTAGACGAGCGGGTACGAGAAATAAACTCTGCTACTGGCGTGATTACTCCTTGGTTCTCGGTATACAAACACAAGTGCGTTAACGCTCGATCCATTGAAAAGTCGGTGCACGAGAAGCTTGAACTGTTCGGTAAACGCGTAAACAGAAAGCGTGAAGGCTTCGAGTGTACTACCGAATTGGCCATCGCAACAATAAAAGAGGTCGCAGAGAATTACGAAATTTAAACTTACAAATATGAAAATACAACGTTACGAGGTCGTGTACGCAAACAGCGAGCAAGCATTCGTCGAGCAGATCAATAAGATGATCAAGGAAGGCTGGCAACCTTTGGGTGGCATGGCCGCAAACTTCCAATCCAATGGGCAGTTCCAACAAACAGTGTACCATCAAGCCATGGTAGAGTACGCTAAGACTGGGTTAGATCAATTGGGATAATTTCTCATTTCTGTATTTACAGTTCTGCGGGAACGATGGGTCGTTTTCTAATTGATATGGCTTGATATTTATTAACGTATAATTAAACAAGATTACATGAAGAATAACTTCGACTTAAAAGGCTACATGAAACAGAATCAAGTTGGTTCATATCAACAGCTGAACGAAATGTGGTATCAAGACATTAACCAAGCGTTGGGCGATTTCAACGTTATCAAAGAAGAGGACGAAATGGAAGAGGCTGCAGGTGATGAAAATCTAAAAGTGTCTATTGATTACGCCGACTACCCATCTATTAGCGACGCTGAACAAAAGATGGCCATTAATCAATTTATGAAGCTTGTTAAAAGCCTTGGTGGAAACGCAACTAAAACTGGTGACAAATTTTCTACAATAGATTTTGAAATAACTGGCGGTCCTTCATTCGAAGAATTACAAGCAGCTTACGATAAACAAGGCGAGGATATGTTTGCATCTGTTTTAGCATCTTGGAAATTAAACAAAAGCGATTTAGAAGAAATGGGAGGAGTAAAAAATATAGGAGACAAGGCTAAATTGGCCACTCCAAATACAAGACCTAACTTAGGACGTCATAGATCAAGCGATATGCTAGATAAGATGAGTAAGAAAGATCACGATAAAAATACTGTGGTTGGTGCTAAAGCTGCGGCTTACAAGGCTCCACACATGAAAGAAGAAGAAACAGCAGACGATATTTTTGCTGGATCTGACAAGGCAAAATGGGACAACTACGGTAACGAAACCTCTGAGTGGGATACTGAGATAGCTGGCCAAACCGTAAAAGGTTGGACGGCAGAAGAAACTCAAGGCGGTGCAATAGCTTGGCAAAATCCTAGATATCCTAACGCACACATCTATGCTACACCAGGTTGGGAAGGAGTTGACGGTATTGCTTTCGAACTTCACGATTCAGAAGATGGATATATGGACGAGCCAAAGATACAAAAAGTAATTGGATCAGGTACAGAAGCATGGAAAACTAAAGCGGGTTATATGGCTTTAATGGCTAAGGCATTTACTGTAGTAGAAAAAATGCTTACCCCTTCTGACAACATGGATGAAGATCATGGTACACAAGTCAACCACGATATGAACGATGATATTTCTATGGATTATACAGAGCCTGAGCACATGGTTCAAAACGAAGGAGTACAAGACTGGAACCACACTTGGGAAGAAGACATTGCAGATCTATTAGATGACGGCGTAAGCAAACCTGAAATATTAACTCACTTTAAAGATATCTTAAAAAATGCCGATTCTCGTATGGAGGAATCTATCGAAGATGAAGATCCATTCGGTTCTATCAAAACTGGTATCGATAAGATTACTCAAGACGACGATGAAAACTTTATAGACGACGATAAATTAGATAGGTTTTATGATATGGGAGGAAGACAACTTACTAAAGCTGCAGATGCTCTTTTAGACGACGGATTTTCTAAAAGAGAAATAATTGATTACTTACAAAATTATATGTAATATGAAAGATTTAGAAGTAAAGCAATTTCAAAAAATAGCAGGAATTTTAAAAGAAGAAAATTCATTCGGTAATATTGCTCAAGGCGATAACGATATGGATATGAGCGACGACGATAGAATGATGAGTTTAGGTGGAGATCAGATCAAAGCGGGTATCGAAAGCTTAATGGCTGACGGATTCGACTACAGAGAGATCTTGCAGTTCGTTAAAGATACGATCGCAGCTAAGAGAAATTTTTAATAAATTAACCATGAAAAACCCAGAAATAAAACAATTTCAAAAATTAGCCGGGATTTTAAAAGAAGAGGAAAAATTCGATACAAAATTTGGATACGGTAAAATAGATCAGTTTCAGGAAGCTGGAGGAAGAGAGCTTACTAAAGCCATAGAATCTCTTTTAGATCGTGGATTTTCAATTGACGATATTATAGAATACATACAAAATATGTAATAGCAAAAAATGTAAGTTATGCAAGTTTTGATAGTAGAAGAGGTGGACGAACAAGCGATAGAATGTGACGAAATAAAACTAGTAGCATTCAGACCAAAAATGAGAGCGCTTTGTTTCGAAGAAGACACTCAGTTCGAAGAAGCTAAAAAGAGATTAAAAGATTTGGGTATCAAATTTGAATTATTATAAGAGTAGGGGCCCCAGCCCCTATTTCTATGTTACTAGGAACTTAAACGAATAGATTTGATAGATTTTTCGTATATTTGATTACAATAAAAGTTATGAGATTACAAACATCACCTTACCTCACCAGACAGGAAGAGTACAGAGACGACCCATGGAAAATGTTAATGGTCTGTTTCATGCTAAACCAAACCCACCACAGACAAGTAGACGAAGTTAGAGAACACTTCTTTAACAAATGCGGTACTGCAGAACGTCTAATTGACTGTTCGGACGCAGAGGTCATAGAGATAATCAAGCCTTTAGGTTTTTATAACAAAAGAGTAAAAGCTTGGAAACAGTTCTCTTATGAGTGGTTGGAGTTAGTACGAGAGTACGGCAATCCTATCTATATTCCTACTCACAAACTAATTGGACTTAAAGGAGTTGGTAAGTATGCAATAGATTCGTGGAGAATATTTCAGTGTAACGAGTACGACGAAGTTGATCCTGAAGATCACGTACTAAACTTCTATGTTGAGTGGGCAAGAGCAGAAAAAGAGAGAATACTACGAGAGCAAGGTACACCAAGACCAATGACAGTTTACTACGCTCACTATAAAGATACAAGAGAAGCCGAACATAATTGGAATAATTTAAAGGATTATGTTTGTTGTGTTATGGCAAGAACTCAAGACGAAGCCATAGAAAAAACTAAACGCATTGCATTAAAAAGAGATGGTGCAGTACACATTAAAATTGCTGGTATAGGATTTGGTAAAGAGGAATGGGTAGACGAAGAGCATTGGTTAGATACAGACCCAGAATATTATCACATACACACCGAAGCTATGTGGAAGAGAATGGAAACAAGAAGAATACTAGAAAATAAATAACATGATTACAGCAAACCCAAAGTGGATTACAACCACACCGTATTACGAAGAATTTTTACGCTATTACCAAATGGCTAAAACACAACAAGAAGAGTGTAACTTAGGAATTATAAAACATGCAGACAGTTCTGTACCTGACGACTTAATGAAACACGTAGAACTATACGACGTGGTTGAAAGAAAGTACGCAGGATTTTCGCAGATTGTTAACGACGTGTTTTACGGTTTTTCCGAAGATCACCCTTACTGGAATAAAATGACTCAAGGTCACATGACAAAACAGAGAGAAACAGTTTCTAAAAATTGGACAGGTAAGCGCGACGTGTTCGGTTTAAGAGAGTGGATCTATTTGTTCTTGTTTCACAGATTAACAGGATCTGCTATTAACTATTCGATGAAACCCTCAGGGTATCACAACACGCTCTTGTTCGAGATGCATCAAGCTGACAATATACCTCAGCTAATCGACATCATAAAAGGAGCAACTAAACCATTTTACACATCGGTAGGTTATCAGTTCCCAAGTTTCCCTAAACCTCAAGGCAATTACAAACGTGGAGGAGATTATTTCCTTTGCGAATTCGTTCCTCAGTTAGCAGAAGACGTAGCTACATTCTTAGAAACTGGCGAAAAGAAAGACTTGAGAGAAGTAGGAGACTTTATGTTTAAGTGGAACGCAGACAGAGGACTAAGAGCTTTTAGATTTCAGTACGCTGCATTTATTGCTGACATAGCCGATTGGTTCCCTGAATTTGTTAATCGTGAAAGTCCATTCTATTACGGTACGAATGCAAAGGAGTGCGTTAGCTATTTAGCAAAGAAGTCTACGAAAATGCCAGAAGAAGTATTCTTAGATTCGGTTATGATGAAGATATACGACGACACTGGTAGTTTTCCGTACAACGCAGAGGACGTTGCGTGTGACTCAATTAGATGGATTGAGAACTACGTAAAACCTGGTGCTGATTACGATCACTTAGATTTCGATCATGTATGGAATAGCAGCAGTATTAAAGACCATCCATACGGTCGTCAGAAAGCAATGTTAGATCTTGGTCTTGTCCCAAGCTTTAACGGTATTACAGAACACCCTTCCGATGACAAGGTACTTAAATCACTTCTTATAACAGAAGAGCAATACAAGGACAGGGTACAACAACATTATAAAGCATAATGGCTTATACAACAAACAAATCTGCAAAGCAGACAAAAAACATCCACATCCAAGGATTAACAGGAGAAAAAATATTTAACAACGTTATGCAGGATATGGGCTACAAAGTTCATATTAATCCTGATCCATACGGATATAACGATCACTTAGTATTTTTTGACAGAACAACTCCAACGATTACTCAATTAAAAACGATATCTCCATATCATCAACACAATTGTTGGGCATTGGATGCAGATTCTGGTAAACAAGTAGAACACGCTTTAAAGTGCGAAAAACTTTACATCTTAAGTATTCCTATGGTGTGGGAAAACGAATACGACGGTTGGTTATTAGAAGTGGATCTTAATATTCTAAAGACAGAACCGAATTCAATTAGACCTTTACCTAACAGTACTCAGAACTCTTTGATTATTCCAAGATCAGAACGCTACGTTAGAAAGATATACAAATTGAATAAAACAGAAGAAGATATTATTTTAAAGTACGCAGTATCAGATTATGCAAAAAAACCTTCTACTTTCGTTAAAAGATCAAACACAAAAAAAACTAAAAAATAATGAGTGATATTTTATTTCCAAACACTTGCGAAGTAGAATTCAAAGGCAAGAAACCAAAGGACTCTTGGATGCGAGATTGGCCATTAGAGCAACGCATTGAAAAGTTCTTTGAGTTCTGCCAAAAATACGACACAAGACAAGATGGTTTATTAAAATACGAGTATCAGATCTTCTCTCATCGTTTGCATTGGCACGAGCATCCATATTGCTATTACATGCGAGATAATGTTACTGACAACGAACTAAGAATGTTTTACACTTTAGTGTTTAGTTTTAGTAACGAACATTGGGGAACTTTTATGAAACTTGCAAAAGAAGGAGTAGACGCAACCAAAGAACACTTCGTTAATAATCGTCATGCTAGAAATGATTTATTTCAGATCTACTATCCAAAAGGCACAGACGTTAAGAGTTGGTTATTACACGGACCTAAATTTGCAGGCAGAGATTTAGCGTATCTTTTACAAGACGTTGAAGATGGTAAACGCGGACCTTACACAATGATGGAGTTCGCTAAGAAGTTAGAGTCTTACTTTAAAGAGCATCAAAACTTTAGAAGTCCTTTGTATCCATGTAAGAACACTGCAAGATACATCGCAATGAGTTATCCACACTTAGTAGATCCTGAGTCTATTCTATTCGGTGGTACTGGTCACTTCGATGGATTGCACCAGATATTCGGTGGTCAGAACCTAAACGGTAAAGTTAAGTATACTATTAACGAAGCTGGAGCATTCACGCCTGAGAACAAACAGGCCGAGCAATGGTTATATCAGATGGATCTATTGGTGAATCACCCGTCTAATCCTATGACTTCCCAGAAGTATCTGAACATTGAAGATAAGACATGTTTCTTTTGGAAGCACATCGCAATCTCTCATGGTGAAAAGAAACCGACTAAAAACATTCCTTACACTTGGATTTTCCCAGACAATTTCAGTTTGGCAAAAGAAGGCCAAGAGGAGTTTTTGGAGAATATACAACACAGAAGTCTAATGTATTAGGATCGTATAGTTAGTAAATAAGAAAGGGAGCTCATTTGGGCTCCCTTTTATTTTGTCTTAATATTCTATCGTAAATCTTATTCCTCTTCGGCCTCGAGCTCGGGTGTGATTGGATTGACGTCCCTGCGGTACCATTTACCTGCTATATTCTCGTTATAGCTTTCTACCTCTAAAACTCTTAGTGTCATTTGATAGTAGGTCTCCCAATAGCTCATCTGTTTCTTCGTGGTGCAAACTCTTAGTACCTCTCTAGTGAATGCTTCTTTACCCAAGGTTTTAATGTCTTCTGTTACCAATTTGCTTGAACCGTAATAGTCTGCCCAATTGCTTTCTTTAATTTCCTTTCTTTTCTTTGGGATACGCCCTGGTTTAATCCACTCTGAAATTTCTCTCTTTGTTAGGATCTTTGTTAGAACGTTTCTAAGGATTTTTTTACCGACGTAGAATTTGCCAGTTTTATTGTTTGTGACTTTGTAGACAAACCCTACAACATTATCTGGGAAATCTTTTAGTTGAGTGAGCTGTTTCCCTTCGTATAACCAATTTGACATAGACTATTTTCTAATAAATATCTTAGCTATCCCAACGAATAACAAAGGTCATATCTGTATTTGAAGGAATAGGATATGGAGTGGATAATTTACCAACCACCAATAATTCATCTGCATCGTTGTACAAACCCACGGTAGTTGCGTAAGGTCTAAATTCTGATCCAGTTACTGCGTTTATATAAGATCCGCTTGTGCCTAATTTAATGGCGCTAGGATTTAGAGTGCAATTAAAGTCGTTTTCATTAACTTTACATCTAACCTCATTTTGATAAATAGTGGTTTCTGCTGCAAATGCAATCGTATATGGTAAATATGATGAAGGGTAAGACATATTCTATAAATATTAGTTCTCTCGTCTTTCTTCTGGTTTGTAGTACGCAATTCTATTATGATGAATAGGACTTGCTAATAGTACAGCAGGATTCAAATTACCTTTTCTAGTTTCTTGAAACATATAACTCATCCAAGTTTGTTCATAAGGTCTTTCCCATGTGGTATCTAAGAACATTTTTTGATTACCCTTTTTGCCTACAATCATAGGCCAATTTGCGTAATAAATTTCTCCCGTAATATAGCTAAGACCATCTACAACTTCTATTTTTTTAAATTCGGTTTTAGGACAATTAGGATCTAATCCAGTTACTGGAAGTTTATCGTAGTCAGGCCACATTTCAGCTCTTATGTTTTGAGGTACATTGTACCAAGATACTTGTATATTATTATCCATATACACTTCTGTATAAGATAGTTTTAAAAAGTCTATGTCAGACCCGTCAATAATCTTTAATGCTTTATCGTATAAATCAGGAACGTAATGCCTAAATCCATTTCTACAATATCCTAAGGTATCTGAATCATATATACCCATATCGTCTTCTAAGAATAAATAGTAATCGCTATCTGATTCTTGGAAGTGTTTAGCCGCCCTAAATCTGCCACCGTTAATCCCAGTGTTTTCATTTGTAACGATGTGTTCAAAGTTATATATCTCACAAAGCCTTTTATTTTCTTCTATAGCTTCTTGATTAGTCGAATTATCTATAAGAATATTTCTAGTATTCGTAAGAAACTTAGGATGTTTTAACCAAGTTTGTATTGTGTGTTCTACTTGATGGGGAAAATTAAATGTTAACATATAAACAGAGACCTTTAGTTTATCTGGATCTACTGTCTTCTTATATAGCTTAATATTTTTTTCTGGTATAGGTTCTAACACAACTTCATTTTTACCTAGTGCGTCAATAAACTTGACAACTAAACCATTAGCATCCAAAGAATATCGTCTAAACTTTTCGGGCTCCAAGTAAGACATGATAGTGAAAATGCTTTCCTCAGTTCCCATGTAACCAGCGTGAAGAGTATCGTTAAGCAAATGCCAATACATACCGTTAGCGCTTTTAATAGCGTCTATATGTCCGCCGAATAAACCACCGCGACAAACATAATCTACTTTTGCTCTAGCGAATTTATTCATTGCATCTATTTTGAAACCATGAATTTCGTCTCTAGCTTCGTAAGGATAACTCAAGAATAGGAATGGATCTAAGTGAGGAATTAAATTATCTAACACCTTATCGTCTGTAAAATATTTTTCGTATACAGTATTTGTGATGCCTGCGTCTAACCAAATAAAATAATTAGATTGAAAAGGATTCCACACGGTAACATTATGAAGCATGCTGAACTTGGACATTACTATAGGATTATACCACTCTAGTACAGCTTGCGGACTATTCTTCAACCATCCGCCTTCCCCGGTTAAATTTAACCACTCTTCGCTAGTTCTAATTTCTTGAGTTTTATCCCAAAAAGAAGAATACATTTCTTTCATGTCAGACAATTCCCAAATTTTAACGTATGTGTTATGTCTGCTTCTTATTT